CCGGAGACGCTCTTGTTCCCATGGCGGAAATCTTCCACCTGACGGTCGCCCCGGAGCTTCTCCGACTCCACGGCGTCCTTCGTGAGGGCCAGAGTCGTGCCGGTGTGCGGTACGGGCGTCCAGGTCGGCGTGCTGGGCGTGGTCCCGTAGGTCGATTCTGCAACGTAATGCAGACTATGTTGTGCGCCGTTTGCGATAGTCATGTTCGTGCCCCTGTATATGTCTGCACGTTGATCGAAACCGGCACGATAAAGAACGCGCCGTCTAGGAATGCAGGAGCGACACTCACTGATCGTACCCGCAAACTCGTTCCATTATAGGTCAAAACCGTGCCGCGCTTGAAATGGTCCGCGATGGTATCGGGAAGCGTGCTGCGGCCTGATCCCCGCTGGGAGAATACGTCCACCTGGTAGATGGCGTTGGTCTCGTCCTTCCCTGTCGCTCCCATGGATGCCTGGAGCGTCTCGGCAGGGATAAACGTGGGCCGGAGGTACTCCGATCCGTCGCCCTCGTAGGGGATGTTCGGCCAGGCGATAGGCGTCGCGTCCATCGTGTCCAGATGGGCGTCCAGAGCTGCCTGCATGTCGTTGAAGTAGGTGCTCATTTCTTCGCCTTCGCCACCGCCTCGTTGATCCGCGCCTGATAGGCTGCCACGTTCTTCCGGAGCATACCCTGAGGCGCCTTCACCTTGGACCCTCCGAACTCTATCACGGCAGCGTAGGGGAGGTTATTGGTCAGGTAGAAGGTCTGCCCGGGTTGATACCTGCCGACGGTCTGGTTCGCCTCGTCCGTCGCTGCTCCTCCGCCCGGGTTCTTCTGCGTGCGCTGGAGCTGCGTCGTTTTGGCTGCATCAAAGGACGCCTGCCAATTGCCCCGGAGGCGCCCAGTATCGGCTGGGGTGTCGTCGATGATCCTACTTGACAGCTCCAGGAGGGTTCCCCTGACCACCTTTTCCGGCATCTCCGCTAGATTGTCCAGGGCCTGCTTGAAGCTCTTCATTTTCGGATTTGCAGATTTGAGGCCACCACCGCCCCAGAGGGGGCAATGTCAGCAACGGCGACAACGCGCCACGAATCCGATCCAATACCCACTTGATCGCCGACTTCATAGGTCCCAGCCTCCGCTAGTAATCGCCGATCCCCTTGGAGGACCGCTCCATCAGCGCGATCAGCGTCAGAATAATCAAAAAGGCAGCCATATCCCGTAAACGTGGACGATGTATCACTGGTCTTTCCTGTCGCCGGGCTGTAGGCCCCCTTCACCGTGCGCGTGAACGTGTACTGCTTACCAAATTTGGTCAACAGAGACGCTGCGCTATTGGCGAGGGAGGTGTAGTTGAAGCTCATGCCCGGGACACCGCCGTCACGGGCTTAATCAGCTTCTTCAGGGCGTAGGTCAGAGCCGGGACCTGGCGCTTCATGCCGGTGCTGCTCTTGTACGTCACCTGGATGGAGTCCACCTTCTCAGAGAGGACCTCTCGCTCGACCGGGGTCAGCCGGGAGTCGCTGTCGATCTCCGTCTTGATGCACTCATACAGCGCGACCTTCAGCTCCTTGGGGATCTCGTCCGCGTCTACCGCGTAACCGTCGATATAGACCTGATCCCGGGGCCACTGGAGGGCCTGGTTCTCGTCTGCCTTCAGCCCCTGGTAGTCCAGGGTCTCTAGGTAATCCATGGACCGGAGCATCTGCTGCCCGATCACTTCATCCGTGCCGTAGGTGATGCCGCGAGCATCAGCCCAGGTCTTGAAATCTGCCACGCTGGAGTAGCTGTTCGCTCCGGAGACCAGGGTCCCATCTTCTACCACGATTGCCATGTATTAGCCTCCGAAGGAAAGAGGGGGCCCGAAGGCCCCCTCGTACACCTTAGCCCATGAGGGTTGCGATGTAGTCCGGCTTCCAGGCTTTCACGCCCCAAGCCACTGCCACTTCGATCATGGTCTTGCGATACCCACGATACACGCGGACCTCAAACACCAGGCCGGAGGCCGGGTCTTGGACGGTCAGCGCATCGTCGGCAGCATCGCCACCATTCGGCACGGCCGGAGCGCGGATTGCCAGCTCCAGAGCGCGACGATGGAAGGCCATGTTCGCCGTGTAGCCGTTGCCCACGGTGATGGCTGCGTTGTCGGCGAGAGCCGAACGAAGGCCAGGACCACCGATAGCGAAGGACCCACCGGCCAGAGCCGTGTTGACGACGTACTTGTTGGTATCGCCGTTGAAGGTCACAACGTCACCAGCCAGGATGGTGCCGGAGCCACCGTCTGCCGCGATGGTCGTGTCGCCAATAGCGGACGACGCATCGTTCAGGAGGTAGCTGGCGCCGGTGCCTTTGGTGTGCGCCTGCACTTGGGCAGATTCGCGCATCATGAGGCCCTGGAGGTCCAGGAGAACGCCCTGGCGGAGGAGGTCCGTACCGCCGGCCTCGTTTGCCTTCTGGAGCTGGGCAAGCTGGCGGAGGTTGGTTCCTGCCACGGTGTTGAGCACCAGGCTGGCCTGGCCGTCGTTCATGGGCATACCGTTGTCAGCGAGGATCTGGCGGACTTCTGCCACTTCGCTGAAGTTGGAGCCGAACGGCGTGGTGCCAGCGGTACCGAAGGCGCGGGAGGCGTTCTTGTACGCTTCCTCTGCCAGGTCTGCTTCGATCTCGTTGCAGAGCGCACGCATCGCCTGAGCGATTTGGTCGCCGTACACGGTCTCAAAGCCGATACCGTTGTTCAGGTGCAGCACGTTCTCCCCCGTGTAGGGGATCTGGACGGCGCGAGAGTTGCTGATCGTCAGCGTCTTGCTGTCCACGGTCTGATCCGTCCCTTCCGGGATGGTCATCGCCTCGGACACGTCCACCGGGCTGGCTGCGCGGGTGAAGCTAGCGCGAACAACGTCGCCCTTCGCCACACGCTCGGAGCCGTCAGCGTTGATGGTAACAGCAGGGATGAAGCCGACTAGCTCCCGCCCCACCACGTCGGCAGCCTTGAAGATATCGGCTGCGAGGTTCGTCAGTACGTTAGCCATGGTCGGCCTCCACGTTATTCATCGAAAAGTTTACCGCCACCTCGCATGAACTCCGACTGCTGACGCATCGTCAGGCCGTTAAATTCTGCTCGGCTCATTTCCTTACCGCTTCGCGCCTCGGCTCCACCTTGCGCCCTGACGGCCCCGCCGCCACTCGCCTGGCTCCCGTCGATCAGCACCGCATAGCGGCTCTTCACGGCGTTAGTCAGGTCATCCAGCGACGACACGGTAAGCTGTCCGCTCTCGTCCGTCACCCGGATTTCGCCATCCACCAGCGTCATGCGCTGGCTTAGCTTTTCCTGCAATAATTCTGCCCGAACGGTGTCCTTTGTCAACGTGTTGGCGATTTTCGCCGCTTCTTGGCCAATTCGCTGACGTTGGATATCTCCGTTCATCTTCTCAATAGTGGAGCGTAAGGAGTCAGCCTGCTGTTTCTGGCTCTCGTAGAGCTGCTTATAGTCGTTGGCCTTAGCAGCTCGCTCCTCCGCTTCCTGGGCAGCCATGAGGGCCGCCTCTTCTTTCTCCCGCTGGACGCGCTTCTTCTCGCCCAGCAGCTCGTCTACCTTGGACTTGAGACCTTTGGTCTCGTTCTCCAGCCGCTCCTGGAGGGCCTGGTCCAGCCGTTCAGCGAGCTGGCCCTTGATGGAATCGTCCAATTCAATGTCATTCAGTAAATCGCTCATGCGTCACCCCTGGTTAGCATTGCGCGGCCCAGCCGCTATATGTCGATCCCTTCCGGGACCTCCTCCTCATTATACGGGACTCCGGTCTCGATGGCGTCATATATCGCCTCAAACGGGAAGCCCTCAAATGCCGCCACGCCAGTGAATACTGGCTCCTCGCCGAACTTCTCGACGTACATGGCGATCAGCTCGTCCTCGTTCATTACTGATTCTCCTCTGCCACTGACCGTAACTTGGCCTCAAATACCCTCATGAGGTTGGGGAACAATTCCCGCGCCTTCTCCCGCGCTTCCTCCTTGCCCTGGATGGCGAACAGGTTGGCGAATGTCTCCTTCTGCTTAGCCCCGTCCCTCTTGTAATAGGTGACGCCGTGTCCCCAGGTGTAGCGCGTCCGCTGGAACTGCCCTCCGGTCATAGCGTCGATAATGTCGGAGAACATGGTGTCTAGGGCCGTTTTGGGGACGTTCTTATATCCCAGCACCGTATCTGGGTTGTACTTGCTCAATATCGCCTGCCGGTCGAACATGAGGTCCAGCATACGATCCATGGCCGCGTCCCTGTCGTCGATCAGCCCCAGCGCCTGGCGGTCTTGATTAAAGGCGTCCAGGAACTCCTGGCTCGTCTCACTCCACGCCTGCGATCCACCTAGGCCCTGCTTTCGCTGGATCTCGTAGTCGATATGGTGGCCATACTCGTGGGTGAACACCTCTTTCCAGCGTTCGATCTTTTTCTGCTGTAGCCGCCTGCTGGCTGGAGCATAGAACGCCTTCCCGCCTGGGAGCCTCGACGTTATCAGGGCTGGCTTTTCCAGTACGCCTGCCACCGCCTTGGCCAGGTCGGAGCTGTTCTCGTTAAAGGCTTTCTCGTAGGCCGCCTGCTTTAGTGAGGCTCCTGGATCCACGATGCCGTCTAGCTTTAGCGGAGGCGCTGCCAGGGGAACCGGTGCCGGAGGCTCAGGAACCGGGATTGGCGCCAGCCCATTAAAGTCCTCGTCCA